ATGTGTTGTAAAATCAGTCGAAGCCTAACAAGTGTGAATGACCTTTTAACCATGACGCAAGTGTTCAATGTTTACTGTGATGAGTCCTGCCATTTAGAAAATGATGGTCAAAAAGCAATGGTGCTCGGGGCTGTTTGGTGTCCTCTCAATAAGAGGTTTGGTATTGCTAATCGAATACGAGAGATAAAGCTCAAACATGGCTTGGACCCACGTTTTGAAGTCAAATGGACTAAGGTTGGGGCTTCTAAAATTGAGTTTTATAAAGATTTGGTGGATTACTTCTTTGATGATGATGATCTTCATTTCCGGGGATTGGTTATTCCTGACAAAACTCAGCTAAAGCATGATGATTTCGATCAAAGTCATGATGACTGGTACTATAAAATGTATTTTGTCATGTTGAAAACTATTTTTGAGCCAGGAAGTCAATATAGAGTCTTTATTGATATAAAAGATACTCTTGGTCATGAGAAAATACTCAAGTTACATGATGTATTATGTAACAATGCATATGATTTCTCTAGGAAAACAATTTCTAATATTAAGAGAATTAATTCTCATGAAGCTGAGCAATTGCAACTTGCTGATTTATTAATAGGTGCCCTTAGTTATATGCATAGAGGTTTAAATGAAAGTAAGCCAAAACTTTTATTAATTAACAGGATCAGAGAAAGGAGCGGCTATAATCTAACCCAAAATACTTTGCTTCGAGAGTTAAAGTTTAATCTAATGATCTGGCAATCTAATGGGGGATGTCGATGAGTCCGGTTTGGCTACCCGAGCAAATTTTATTAGAACACTATCAAGGTGAGTGGGAGGCCTACTTTGATAGTGTTTATCAAGCATTCCACCGCGATTTCGTTTTATCTAAACCAGTTTTTCGTGGCGTTCGATTAGGATTGAAACGTCATCCAGAATATGAAGGTAAATCAGCCACATTCTGGCATATGATTAGCACTGGAAATGTAGAAAGTGAGAGAGTGCCGGATATTCGGCGCTGCGAAAGAATTAGTTGGCCTAAGCCTGTTATAGATAATAGTACCGATACCTGTTTGAAAGTCTGGGCTGAGCCCAAAGGTAAAAATAGACGTATCCACATTTGGTTTGAGGATGAGGGATATCTGGTGGTTTTAGATGATAGAGGCGATTTTATGCTTCCATGGACAGCGTTTTATATTGAACATAACCATCAACGAAAGAAATACAATAAGAGATGGGAAAGACACAATCATAACGGTATTTGATAGTAGGCTGGCCGCGCCCTTCCTAGAAGGACGGGGCCGTAACTCCTTCTACACTTACGCTAGAAGCTGGTAGATGAGATAGCCTAACTTTAAGTAAACCTGCCTTGCGAGTCAATTAACATTAGAAAGCGATTATGTAAATGTGGATGCTGACTTGGCGAAAAATCCTTATAAATCAATAGATAGTAGGTTTATTTTCAACTCATAGTTTTTGACTATTAATAGTATGTTATCTATCTAAAAAAAGTTTTCTGTATTCATCGCAAAATCAATACTGCTTTAGCATTGTAGTTAGCCATCAGTTGCAAAAAGCCTTACCCGTAGGCTTAACGTTTGGCTTGGCTGTAGTCTTACCGTAACGCTCCGCTCACCGTCGTGGCCTGTCCGGTTTCTTCCACTGATACGGCCTCACATCATCCTGCTGGTGGCGTTCCTGTTGCAGCACAACGGAAACAGGCGCTGAACACCTGTTAATTTTGCTTGCTGGTTGTTTGATTTCGGCAATGCTGCGGATCATCTCCAGCATATCGGCTTCGGTGATGGTCATGATTTACACCTTAGGAAATCTTAGGGGGCTGGTTGACACTTTCCGGCTTAAGACCTTAACAAACCTTAACATCGCAGGTTGACACACTTGACACTTTTTCGCGAAAAACCTTATCAAACCTTAGCATTTCTAAGCATGGCAACTTGACACTTTTCGCGATTTTTTTCGGCTTTTTGACGTGGTAAATCTGGCGCAAGGCCAGTAACGGCGGGGCTTACAGCGAGGTTGACACTTTTTCGCGTTCAGAGTGTAAAGTGTCAACCCGGCAAGCTGCTCAACTTGACACTTTTTGATGTCATTGATGGTCTGATTTTTCCCATTCAGCTAGGGCGTTTAGCCCGGCTTCACTCCATGATTCCAGTTCATCGGCATAATCACCTGCAACATAGCAGAGTTCGCAACGCAGCATACTAATTGCCAGCCTGGCATTACCTCGCAAATTGTATTGTTCAAAGTAATGCTGCCCGTCGCAATCCTCAAGGCAGATAGCACCATCATCAAGAAATTGCACTTCCCAGCCTAATTCCCCGGCTGCATCCAGCACACGCTGCTGTATGCCCTCGTCCGTTGCTGGCGCAGGAATTTTACCGTCTCTGGCCTTAACTGCTTTCCAGAACTCGCCCCACGTCATTTCCAGCGTTCTCTCTGGCCACATTTCAGAAACTGTGTCTTTTCCCTGTGCTGGTGGGCTGTTCCGCTGCTCTGTCGCTTCCACATCGATTTTTTTACCGGACATGACCACTTCGCCTTTCTCGATCCAGTCGTAAACTGTCTGGCGGCTTACGCCTTTGTGTTTGGCATATTCTGCCTTACTCATCAGCATTATGACTCACCCTTCTTTTTCCAGTTGAGCCAGCCGCCCGGATATTTCTTCCAGTTTTTCCAGGGCTGGCTTGCAGGCCGCATCAATAACGTCCCGGACCATTCCGGCAAGCTGTTCTTCTGCTGTCGGCGTTGTTACTTCCACGCCCGATGGTTTCCCGCCCTTATCCCAAACACCAAGCGGCACGAGCGCAACGTGATCGATAAGAAATGGCGTACCCTCAATAAAAAAATTGTCCTCGCCCATTACATCAGGAACTTCTGCCCCACCTGAGGCACCACAAAACACAACCGACGGACTGGTGGATACCTCCCCTCGGGCTTTCTGGATGTAATCGATGATTTCCTGTCCGTAAATCCGGCATACGCCCCACACCTCGTCACCGCGAATATACGGCAACATGACGGTGCCAATAATGCGCGACCGTTCGCCCACGTCTTCAAGGGTTTTGCTTTCGGGATGGTCGATAATGACGGGTACTCCGGCGCAACGTTCCAGGAACTGCGGATTGAGATAAGTTTGCGGTGAACGCCAGACAAATTCTTTTTCTTCGGCGCGGTAGGCCATTCCGGTTCCTGTGATACGCAGGTTAACCAGCCACATGTTGGAAAACTGATAAGGCGACGGTAGCTGTCCGTCCCGAATCTGCTTCGCCGCCTCAATTTCTGTTAAAAGCATAATGTTATCCGGTTATAAGCAATAAGCCCCGCCAAATCCGGCAGGGCTGAACTCAGCACGTTTTTCATGCCCCCGCGAGGCTTGCAACGTTAATTTTGACCAGGCGACGGGGAGGGATTTTGAAGGCGTTCAGCCAGACGTTCGGATCTCCCTGATATTCAGTAATACGACGACCAGCTTCATCCATTCTTACGGTTTTACCCAAATGGCCCGGCGTGTTTTCCACGGCCCACTGAGCACTTTCCTGAGCAGCCTTGTAAATCTGATCTTCCAGCACCGCCAGCGTTGCAGAATCTGAAACGGAACGAATATCCACATCACTGAATTTTTTAGCCAGCTTCTGTGCGCCAATTAATGCACGTTTGCGGTAATCCATCGACTTTTCACCAGCAAACGGGGCCGGAGCGCGACGGCCCATATTGCTGTATGCGGAATCCGCTTTAGCCTGGGCTTCTGCCAGTGAGGATTCATCTTCGACTGACGCGACGATGTTTTGATTAGCGTTATCCTCTTTTATGAAATCCTGTGCGGGGATCGCATTCAGAATTTCGATAATCTCCTGCGGAGTGCTTCCCTGCGACTCTGACAGAGCGTTAACCACCTCCATCAGTTTTAATCGCAAATCTTCTTTGCTTGCTGGCATTTTTACCACCTCTCTTTTTTCACCAAAAAATCACGACCATCAGGCCGGACGTTCTACGGGATAAAGCGCCCGCTGCATTAAACGCCGGGCGACCTCATGAATGCTCGGAGCAATCCCCAGCGGAGAATTGCGGCGTTCCTCGTCCTGGATGCGCTGTAATGCTTCAATCTGATCACGAGCGAGTAAAACGGGTTTCACGCTGGCTTTTCTCATAGTCATATCTCCTGAACAAAACAATGATTATGATTGCACAAACTGAAATGACGATCTACATCATTGCAATTTATGAAACAATAACGCATGATGATCGCGTTCTTCCCATTGACTTCAATCACCTGCAAAAATAAAACCCGCAACACTTCTGGCTGCGGGTTTTTTACTGGCACAAAAAAGCCGGGAAAAATCCCGGCCTCCGTCACTGACTGCAATTTTTCGATCCAGGGTATTTCCTGAATGCCTTACCATTGGGCTGATGTAATCCCATCCCGGCATGTGCCCGGCTGATGGTTTCGCGCATCTCCCCGAAATTATCCTGCCGTGCTGGTGGGCGTGCTGCCTTGCGGATACATTCCGCGCGACGTTTTGCCGCCTGTTCCCGTGCCTTGTCATCATTCGCCAGCATGATGACCTCAGCCCACCGCGCCGCCGCTCTCCGGTACAGACCACGCGCTTCCAGTGCTTCCGCTTTGCTGTCGTGAATCATGCGCCTGTTTTCTCCTTTGCTGCCCGGCGCTGACGTTTGCGCTTCTCATTCAGCGCCACCAGCCGCGTTTCTGCGTCCTGTTGTTCCTGTGGTGTCACCTCGCCGCACGGCTGGCCTTTCAGGTCGTAGCGTACCCCACCAGCCATTAAGGCGCGGTAATAGCGCGGACACTGCGCATAAGATGCCAGCGTCGCACGTAATGCCCCTGGCCCGAATGCCAGCCCCCTGACGGCGAGATCCTGCATCAGGTCGTCGAATATCCCCACCTTAAGCGGCTTCGGTGCTTCCCGGCTGAATAATTCAGGCCACAACTCAGTGAGGCGGTTAATGCGCCTGCGGTTTTTTCGCTGCCGTTTGGTCATATGCCGCCACGGTGTCGCCCCTGTGGGCTTCTGCTGCGCTTTCTGGTTACCGGGCATCACTTTATGCGCCGATGTGGTTTTATCCTGCTGCTGCTGCTGCTGCTGCTGCTGCGCCGCCTGCGTCGTTTTCTGCGGCGTGCCGTAAATGCCTTTCGGTTTTCTGTTAATAGTCAGCTTAGTCATGCTTTGCCCCATCGTTTTTACTGATTGTTTCATATCCGGTACTTTCATCTTCTGGGTAGAGGGGTAGACGGCGGGTAGATAACAAAAAATAGTCCTCTACCCACTTAACTTAATGAAAAAAAACAACTTTCACACATTAGGTAGAGGGGTAGACCGTAAAATAGAAAAGTTTGAAACTTACTTTCTTACAATCTGTGTTTTCCTCTCGCTGTATAAAAAGTTTTTTGAGCGGGGATGTTGTCTACCCCTCTACCCACTTCTCTGAAAGCCTTGTGCTACGAGGGATTCAGCGGGTAGACAATAAAAAATCACCATCTACCCTGTGTCTACCCATCTACCTGTTACGGGTATTACTCTTATAAAAATTCCTCGGTTCTCTCCGTTTGTATAACGTTGGTTTGTATTCGTCCTTTAAAACCTCTTGTCAGGTATTCAGCCCCATATTCTCTTGCTGCTGACTTCATGGCCTTACCAAAATCACCGACACTTAATATTTCTTCTTCCCCCATATACTCCATAAAGGCGAGATATAGTCTGTACAGGCTTGTACGCGGATTAAGATCAGTTAATCTCTTACCGCCTCCCATCATCATCCCATGCGGTTCATCAAGAAATGCAAGCGCCGCACATAACCCAATGACAGGATCAGTTTCCTGTTTTATTTTCAGAGCTTCGGCACCGTCGCGCTGCTCCAACAATAATTCCCGTGCTTTTTCTGGATCGGAAAAGTTAGCCAGTAATCGACGAATAATGACAGGTATTTCCGCCGCTATCTTTTGCGGTAACTCTTTATCCTTTTCGGTCTCCCTTACAATATTATCGAACCGAAAAATTACACGTCGACGCGCAACGCCTCCGGCCCGTTCGGTGAATGTCATCGGCACGTTATTTGTTGCCAGCACGACGGACCTGATAATTGTTGTGAAACGCTTTTCATATTTCGGGTTAATTTCAACTGGATCTCCACCCGTTATTTTTTTGATGCCGGATCCTTCACCTGTATATTTCGGCTGGTCTGCCAGGACAATAAGACGACTTCCGACAACCTGCGCACGCCCGCCAGCATCATCAAGCGATGTCATTTCAGCGCTTACCGTGTTCTGTTTCCCTGCCAGAAGGGTGGCTATGTGCGTGATTGTGCTCTTGCCGCTCCCGCCTTCCCCTGTGGCCTCAATAAACATCTGCCAGTCGTACCGGTTCGCCATAATCATGTACAGCGCGGCGCATATACGCATCATCTTTCGCGGGTCTTTTCCTGCGGCGTGATCAAGCCATTTATGAAAGTTTGGCGCGTTGTCGCGGATGTTCTCCCCTGGTACTGGTGGCGTGTACTCAATGCCGTTATGCGTGGTGATCCAGTTATCCGGCGAGTGCGGGGAAAATTCGCCAGTTTTCATGTCAAGCACGCCATTAGAGAACGGCAATAAATCACCTGACGGTTCCCCCATTGGCCTGGCCATAACTTTTAAAGCATCCACAGCATTACTTATTGCTCTCCGACTAAACGATGTTCCGTTTTCTTCGTAAATAGCCACCATTTCACGACTAAGATCCAGTGTGCTTACCGGAACCCAAAAATCATCGCGCCAGACGTGGACAACCTCACTCTCCTGATTCATTGCTACATCCTGAAATCGTTCAGCTAAAAGTTTTGCCCTTTGGCTGTCCGCCATTCTGGAAAGAGATATTTTGTGTTTTTTCTCGGTCCTTCCTGACAGAATTTCTCCGCGCTCAGCCTGTTCGCGGATCCGTTGCAGGTAGTCGCGCCAGTTCTCCGGTTCCTGGTCGGTGATGCCTTTGTATAATTTCGCCTCCTGTACGCCAGCCAGCGCCAGCTTTTCAGCGATAGTATTGATCTGGATTGGCTCTATCTCCCCCGCGATATAGACACGCGCAAAACGGCGTTTCTCGTCAATAATGCGGATATTCGCCAGGTCTGCCAGTTGCTTTGGCCCCAGGTAAACAGGAGGCACGTTATCGCCGTGTTTTCGTCCTTCACTTTCAATCCAGTGTTGAGCATGGGCGTAAGCATCCGTCCCGGCAAAAATGATTACCTCAGTGAATTTATCCTTCGGCTGATATTTTAGACTCGGTGCGTTTTTCACTTCTTACCTCCCGCAACCAACATTGCCCGGATTTTTTTTATATTCGTGGCTGCACGTCTCGCCACTGCCTGTTGTTTGTTTTCCACCAGAATAAAATCACGATCAAACTGACGGCGCGGCATTACGCAGTCATATTCGTAAGCCTCACGGCGGTAGGTGATATTGCCTGGCGTAACGTGACGAATAACCACCCGTCCCCCGCGTCTGGTGTCCCGGAAAATATCACCGGGGCGGATTTCAGGCCGAGAGAGGCCGCTGGCAGTAAAGCCAGAATTTTTCTTTTTCATGGTTTTATTTTCCTGTCAGCAGTTCCGGTTTTATTTCCGCACGAATACAAAGTTCAGAAAAAAATTCAGGAGAACCAACAATCTCATTACTTTTCAGTCGGCATTGTGATTTCACTTTCCCTTTATCCAGGTAAACCAGTACGCGTCCGGTGAAATCATCTGGCACATTAAGCACTACGGGTACATGCACTTCATGATTATGCATGGCTTACATCCTCCGTGAATTTTCTTCTGTAACGCGCCTCTGCCACATATTCCGCATAGTCCGACGCAATACTAAGAATCATTTCACCCTCTGACTTGTAGCCACTGGTATTGATAAGAAAATATGCAGCTTTCATCATGTCAGCAACGCTCAACAATGCGCCCGATGTATCTTCCGGTGCGCCATCAAATTCCCGTTTCAGGGAATTAAAACGATCATCACGCATGTTTACCCCCCTGAATGACCTGATAACCGCAACTGGTCAGCAACTCGATAAATTCCGGCAGTGTGCCGAAACAGCAATCATCACGCAGCCGTTCGCAGGATACCTCGACGCCGTTTTCGTAGTGACTCACCATACGTCCGGTAAAATGCAGATCATCATCGTGATGGCTCGTTGACGGCTTAATCAGTCGCGCACGTTCCGCCAGTTCCAGCAATGCTTCAACGCTTCCGGCAATTGCACCATCCGGCAGGTGGTAATTACGCACTATGCGCCCGTTCTCCACATGGACCAGTAGCTGCCCGGTAAATTTCTCGTCAAACTGAATGCTGTTAAGGTCAGAAATTGACAGGTTATGCATGGTGCACCTCCTGCACATCAGCCATGATAATTTTTCCGGCCTTATCCAGTGCCTGATCGGCTTTTAGCTGCACAAATGCTAAATAATGGGAGATGCATTCTGATTCTCTGGCTGCGTGTTTATGCGCCACACCAGCGATAGCAGAAATCTCAATAAGTGAATCCATCAGCGTTTTGATAGCGTCTACCGCTGCATCAGGCCATGTTGCATTACACATGTTCCACCTCCTGGCGAATACGGGCGGCGAATACCATCACGCAGCCATCAGGAGATTGCTGACGTGCTTCCTGTTCGCTGGTGGCCTCGATGTGAATTACGCGCGGTTGTGCCGTGCTCAGGGCGATAAAACGCCAGATAAAATTGTTCTCGCATTTCTGAATAAACAGCGTGTTTTCTTCGCGCCCTTTCCATGTTGCCGAGATATAGCCCATGTCATTGAGCATCTCGCAGGCATCAACCAGCGTATCAGCAGCTACGTGTACAGTGTTTTTACCGTCAGCTATGCAATCACGGTGCACCGCCAGGAAGGTGTATATAAATTTAGGGTGAGTTTGGGTATGCTGTGTTCCAGCCATAATCGTTACCTCATTTAACGGTTTGGTTAGACGCCCCGCTACTGCCGCAAACAGTTCGGGGCGTTGTCGTTTACATCCTCTTACTGAGGTGTGATTTAAATTAAATTTAACTGAATCACAGGTCAAGTATTTTTTGTGATTCTTTTTTGTGTATACTGAATCACATCTTTTGTTTAGGAGAATGCACATGGCAAAAAACACTATCAACGACAAATCAAAACAGATTTCAATTCGTATCCCACATGATGCTTTTGAAGGCATGGAATCCGTAAAACTGGACGGTGAAAGCAACGCCGGATTCATAGTAACCGCCATGCGCGGTGAGATCGCCCGCCGCCAGGCAGAAGGAAGCGGAGAAAATCCCCTGGTTTCTTCGCTCGATGCGCTGGCGCAGGTGGAAAAAATCGGAGTCAAAGCTGCCGAGGAGATCGGGCAGCTCGTCACCGTCGCACGTGAAGAACTCCAGCGCCGCAAGGCCAAAGAATCAGAATAATAACTATCATCGCCGTGGTGTGAGGAACTCCGGCGCATTGCTTTACAGGTACACAGAATGACCAACAAAGAATCAACCAATACACCATCACCGGCACGGAAAAGACGGCGCAGAAAGATAGAGCACGAATCAGAAAGATTCGCGCCATGTGCTTTTGCCCTTGAGCAATTCCTTAAAGAGTACAGGCGCACAAAAATGGGATCGCATACCTGGAAAACATCGCGGCATGGCAATGTTAAAGAGCATGAATAGCCCACCAGCAAGCCAGCACACTGATCACATTGCCCACCAGCCGCAAATCTGGCATTGTTGGCAATGTGTTCAAGTGTGTAGCTTTCCCACTGGTGGCCCTCTGCAGTCGCCTTTGTTTTATCCAGAACGAAATCAGACATCAGATTGATCAGCACCTGGTGACCTGACAAAATCGCATCAGTCACGCCACCAGCAAAATTTTTTGCTTTCCGGACAGCGTGGCCAACGGCATTTTGCAGCGAAATATTCTGCATTTCTGGCGTGCTGTAGTAACGGTGATCAGTGCCTTCACTCTGTGCGACCACAACGCTATAATCTGCCTCGTAGACAGTAAGCAATATGGCGCAGTAGGCTATTCGTTCACAAAGGCGCTCCGGCAACGGGGCGCTTTCTCTTTTTGTAACGGTCAGAGCGTTACACATGGCTGTTTTCCTCCATGCGACGGGCTAACCAACGCTGCGAAAGGCGAATTAATTCAGCTTTCCGCTGGTGGTAGTCCTGGCCTAACTCAATCAGCGTGATATTGCTCTGCTCAAGGTAAGAAAGGTGCTCAAGCTGCAACACGCTCATGTGGTCGCGTGGTTCACCTGTAATGCCGTTCGCCTGCGCCCACTGTTTTGCAGTCATGCCACCCAGCACGATACGCGCCAGCATGTTCGCTTCCGTGGTGTAGTGGTGCTGGAGTGTGTTTTTACCCAGTTCAGCCCGGTACGCCTCCAGCGCGGCACACATTGGCTTAAAGTAGCTGGCAACTGTGATACGGGCTTTCAGTTCCCGGCGTAACGCTGCGGAACGTACAGGCGCAACCTTGTGTAGCTCCTCCTCGCATTTGATAAAGTACTGACGAACGGCGCGCCCCTGTTCGGTGCGCTCGACCATCGCCAGTTCTTTCGCCATGTTGATAGTGCTCAGGTAGTCGTGCTCTACACGTTGGCGAGATTTTGCGCTCACCGGATTGGGGGAGGTCAAATTTTCTACGAATTCAAAATCCACGCCCTTTTTAAATCCGTACTCATCAATGCGTCCTTTAATCCAAGTTGTGAAATCACGCTTCACACCCAGCGCCTTATGCAACGCTCTGGCGCTAACAATATTGGTTTCACGCCCGCCAATAACGCCGGAAATAACCGGGATAATTTCGCCGAAATTTTGTTGGCTCTGGTTTTCAGGCCGAACGAAGCCCTGCCCCTGTACGGGCGTTTTTCGCAGTTTCATAAAAACTCCTGCTATCGAATTAAGTTACTTTTTATTTGCTGGTGGATAGCTGGGGCTTCTGGCCCCGTAGCTGTTTTATCAGGCTGATGTGTTTCGGCGTTCTTCCAGCCAGCGATTAACCTCTACCGCATCGAATGCAGTGCTTTTCTCACCCAGTTTGATGGGCTTAGGCATCTTCCCGCTACGCACCCAACGATCGAGCGTTGATAAGCTGGTACCCAGCAATTCAGCCAGGCGATAGCGGCGGATATAGCCAGTTGCAGGGATTGCGGTTTGAAGTATTGGTTGGTTTTTCATATGCCCCATTACCTTTGTTGTTGGTTTGTGATTCGTAATAGGGGCATTAAATAACAAATGAAATGATGTGTGTGTGAGTTTTAGAAAAAACACTGTGACTTTTCTTATTTCACTATCTAAAACGCTCTCGCCAGCTTTTCCAAGTGTTCTTATCTGGTTGTGGGATTACAATGCCTTTTTGAGCACCTATTTGTGCAATTTTTTTATTTAACTTGTTAGGCGGCAAAGATATTATCTCATTGTCTGTTAATCCGGCAATTCTTAATAATCCATATATCATTTTAAATTGATGTATTGTTAATCTTGGTAACTTGTGATTTTCTTTTTTTATAGTGTTGTTTATGGAGTAAATTGGAAATCCATTTGTTATTGATTTATAAAGGTTGTCAATGTGCTCTCTGGTTATTAATAATGAATCAGGTGTAATCTTAATGTTGCCGCTTGTTTTTGCATGGCATGAAAAAATAAATGTGGGATTCGCAGTGCGACGTGAAAGCGGTATGGATGTATTCATAGAGATAGTTTTGTTTCTTACTATAGTCTCTTGAATATCAAAAACTCCAGAAACCTTTGCCTCAAAAATAACACCATTTTCTTTTATTTCATCACTATATTCATGAATAATTATGCCAAGAGAGGAAATTTCTTTTTTGATGAGAAAAGAAATAAAATCAATATAGTCTTCATCCTTTGGCCATGTAAAATCACGATAACCAAAATACCCCTCACAGTAAGCATTTTTTATTTTTGTGGCAAAATTAATTCTGTTAATATCCTGCCAATGCCATAAATCATCTATCTCACATTCTAAAATTTGAGCTGCTCTATCTAAAGAGCAGAATTCTAATGGAGGTAATTGTTTTTTTTGCCATATTGTTTCATTAATATTTGTCATGATTGCACTACCGTTATGAAAAAATATATTCGTTAATGAATTAGCCTTAATGTCTATTATTTATTAGATTGCGTGATGTCAGAACATATCATGTTTTCTAAATTCACCAGCAAATCAGTCCACTGTGCCAGCGCCGCTTTGCGCTCATCAAAATATTGATGGCGGTTATAAATGCCCTCTACGCCTTTTATGCGGTGGTTAAGGCATCGTTCAGCAACGATCGGGTCAACTCCCAATGCTGCTAAATGTGTTCGTGCTGTTCGCCGGAAGTCGTGAATTGTAAAGTTGGGGACGTTCGGCATTTCTGCTCTGACTTTTGCCAATGCAACAGGAAGGGTGCTTTCCTGGATGTGAGGGATCATTCTGTGCTGCATTTTTCTGGCAGGTAATACCCATGCGCTATTGCATGAAAATGTGTGCAATTCTCGCAACCATTCTATGGTCGCTGGTGGTAATGGTATGTCGATAGCATCGCCATTTTTAGTTCGTTGTTCTGGTAGATGCCAAATCGCGCCATCTAAGTCGAATTCATCCCACCTGGCGGCGCATAACTCCATTTTTCTGACACACAATGCTAAGAGCAACTTAAAGGTTAATTCGTTCTGGCGGCTGAATCCTTTGGCTTTACGCATGGCCTGAAAAAATTGGATTAATTCGTCACGGTTCAGCCAGCGATCACGAGATAATTCTTTCCCACCAGCATCTGATACTTCAAAAGCTGAGCAGGGGTTAACCTCCAAAGCAAGGCGTTTAATACCGTAGTCAAATATTCGACGTGTCCACCGAAGAACGTCAGTAGCAATTGTTGGAGCGCCTCTATCAACAATGCTTTTAAGCATGGCATCAATATGGCGTGGTTTTACATCTTCAACCTTCATGTGGCCTATGGCAGGATTTATGTCTTTATCAATGCGCCTGCGGAGAATATCTGGGTGTTTCCATCGGGGAAGTATTTGCCGTGCAAAGTATTCGGCGGCAAGTTCAGAAACATGCAGCGCGTTTTTTTCAGCTTCTATTTTTGCCAGTGCTTCGGCTTTACGCTGCTGTTTTTCTGCGGCTACGTCATATCCCAAAGCAACTCGTGCGGAAAGTTCTTTTGCCAGTTCCCTGGCTTTTGATAACGATAATTCAGAATATGAACCAATAAGCATGGCACGAGATTTTCCTGCCAGTTTATATCGAAACCGCCATGTCGGGGATCTATCCACCTCTCTATACCGGAGATATAGCCCACCACCATCAGCACGACCTTCGAAATGTTCTCCGGCTTTTATCCATGCGCGGATCTGCATATCTGTGAGTTTTGGCAT